GCGTACCCTGACCAAGTTGTTCCAAGTTAGAAGCAAGACCAATCTGTGTCTGAATTGGGCTATAACCTGATGTGGCAGCTTGAGAGCCTAAGCCGAACAGACCTGCACCGAACTGAGTCTGAGCACGTCCTTGAGCCATAGCATCAGCAGCCAGCTGGAGGTCTTGTTGAGCCAAAGCGTTGTAGTAAGCTTGTTGCTCAGGGTTAGCGTTACCCAAATTACCACCTTGAGCAGTGCTCAGACCACCACGACCTGTGTTGAACAGGTTCTGAGTGATCTTGGACTGAGCCATGTCTCGGCTAGGCTGCAACAGTTGCTGCTGCTTTGCCATCCAGTCAGCCGCTGTCTGCTCAGGGGAAGTACCTAAGTACTGCTGACCTAAGTTGAACAGTGACTGAGCACCTTGTAAGCCTTGAGCACCTAAGCCTGCACCACCAGCACTAGCCTGAGCTAGGAACTGATCACGCAAGGCTGCAATGTCAGGAGCTACGTTGTAGCCTGCGCCAGTCAGATTACCTTGAGCATCCGTTTGGAAGTTAGAGGAACCGAAGCGGGATGTGATACCCACTGGACGGAACCGTTGAGCGTCAGCAGCAATACGAGCTGCTTCGAGTTGAGCATTAGCGGATGTCTGAGCAGCATCTTCTGCTGAGTTACCACCCATGATACCACCTAATAGACTAGCACCAGCAGCAATCCACGGCATATTAAGCCTCTACTTTCTTCATAGCAGTGCTTTCAGCACCTTTGATTAAAACTTGATCTACTTTATTCACGTCAGTTTCCTCAGTTTGATGAATACAGAACCATGTAGAGTCTTCTAAGGCTACAATGACATGGTTCACGTTCTTCACAATATTGATACAAGCAGGAGCTGTGTATTCTTCTACTTTATCGTCATCCAGTAATACTCTCACCTTACCTTGAGCTAAGATACTCAGGTGGTCATAGTTATGCTGATGCTGACAAGCCATAGCACCTTTAGGGATAAACATCTGCTTGGCGTATAAGCCTTCGCTAAAGTGGTGTTCTATCATGCTGTCAGGCATTTATGCCGTCCGCTTCCACATAGCCACTGTGATGTACGGCTGGAGGTTAGCGTTAGTTCCGCTGGAGCCTGTAGTGTTTACCGTTGTTGAGACAGTAACCCCTGTTGTTGATGTACTGGTGGCTTCCGAGCCATAGGCAATAAGCGCTTCGTGGACAAAACTACCAGCGTTTGTATTGGAACCTGTCGGAACCGTATGCGAGTGTCCGGGGTCTATTACAGAAGAAGAGGCCGTGTGTGCATGACTAACAACAACAGCATCCTTGCTTCCGCCAGTTTCTTCCAAGGCATCAAACAGAGCATCACTACCGTTTAAACCTACCATGACTCGACCTGCACCGAAGGCTGCCCAAGTGCCAAAACCAAGCAAGGTAGCAGGGTTAGTTGTTACACCAGCGTTGATGTAGATAGAACCTACAGGATACAGAGACTGCAACGCTGTGGTCACAAAAGCTGTGGTAGCAATCTGTGATGTATTAGTACCTGCTGCTGCTGTAGGTGCTGTAGGAGTACCTGTCAGAGCAGTATCAACACCGTTAGACTTGGTAGCCACAGCCGCTGCAATGTTGTTGAACTCAATATCAATCTCAAGACCTTTAACAATCTTTAGAGGATTGCCTGAAGCTAGAGCATCTTTACTAGCAAAGTTAGTACTTTTAACGTAATCAGTCATTATAAAATCTTCCCGTTCTTAGCCTGAATCTCGATTTTCTGGATACTCAAAGGAGCACCATTAATATCAGCTTCGTAGCCTGTTTGAATAACCTTACCAGCACCTGTAGGATAAGCTATCAGTGTCTGTAATGAGATACCATCAGAATACTCAGCAGTAGTGTTGTACTCAGCTATGTTGTATTCAGAGATACCTTGTGTTGGAATCTTACTTGTCTGAGAATAGAAGTTCTCTTTAAAGTCATATCCCCACTTCATGGTGACATACTGGTTAGTGCCGCCAATAACCACAATAGAGAGTTTCTTCAAGATTGAGGTAACAGAAGGAGCACCTAAGTCAGTATGGTTGGTGAAGTACAGCATACGGTAGCTAACTTCATTGTCTTGATGACCATAATACTTACCTACATAGCCTTCCTTACCAATCAGTAAGTCACGGTTACGCAAGTAGCAGAAGCTCTTAGGTTGGATACTATCCCAAGTTGTAACCCTAGCAGAGCCATCCTGAAGCATAGCCTTCATGTCGAAGCAGTAGACTGTCTTCAGAAGAGGTAATGTCAGTAAGTAGAAGGACTCATAAGGACTGTAGATAGCTCGAACAAGACTCAAGTTCTCACCTGCCACAGCACCCATCAAGTCATTACGTACGTTCTTAGACAAGTCCCTGAATGGAGCAGACTTCTCTTGAATGGTACGCAGGACACTTCGAACACCTGTATCCGATAGGAAGATGATGTCTGAGCCTGTGTTCTGGATACTATCACGAGCAATACAGCCAATACCTGTTACCGCATCGGAGAGCTTAAATGCACCTACAGTAACCACATCCTGAGCACCTGAGTACACCAAGATATTGTTCTTACCAAAGATGAATAAGAAGCCGTTGTGAGAGGCAAGACCTGTTACGTTATCTGCACCGTTAGGCCACACAGAGGTAACATCTAATGAGCCTGTAGAACCACCTGACCACTTGTGACCAGCTAGAATATCAGACCAATAGACAACAGCCTTCTCGGAGGTTGTGTCTGCTATCCATAAGCGTCCATAAGCAGACAGAACAATGTTACCTGCTGGAGGTGTTCCTGACGATCCTGACTTCTCCGAGACTCTACGATACGTTGTAGTACTGACATCAGGGTCGAACACTAAGGGATCATGTCCACCTTGGAACAAGTACAAGTGCTCATTCAGGCAAGCAATCTGCCAGTTGTTAGCTGTGATGGTTGGAGTAGTTCCTCCACCACCGTAGGTCAACTGAGTCAGTGTGTTACCATCCAGTTTGAATAGCTTGTTGTTACCTGTGCAGATAGTGTACTCAGAACCGTTATCGGTAACCAACTGACCGATAGCTGTGATGTCAGCAGAGCCTAGAGCAGCACTGGTAGTATTAACCTTAGTCCAGCCCTTACGAGCACCTACACGACCATACTGATCAATGACACAGTTGGTAGCGTTAAGAGCAAAGCCTGAGGCAAGGTCTAATGAAGAATCCTGAGTATTTAATCCATAAAAGCCCGGTGCTGTGATAGCGAATGTTTGTATTGTCTGGGCCATACGTTACACAGCCTCCCAAGTCTCTTCCTCGATGTACCGTGAAGATTCAATAGCGATATAGTCAGACAAGGAAGCCTTGTACAAAGCATATGCTTCTGAGCTTGGTAAACCACCGTCCTCACCACGTTCAACCACTGCACGTGCAAAAGCTCCTAACACCACAGGCTCTTTAGGAGCAAGCATTGTGTCTGAGTCACCTTTGAGTTCATCTTGTGGAATGTACAGGTTAAAGTACAAGCTTAAGTTAGCTTCAGGAACAGGATAGAAGTCTACCTTTGTATCTCCAGTGGTGTGAACACCGTTGAAGTTGTAATACATAGGTTTACCGGGATTCATGTTATTGAGCAGGTAAGCCGACATAGCTTTAGTGCTCAACACTTTAATCTCAGCTTTGTTGGTCATGTCCTGAGCATCAATGACCTTGAAGCGACCACCTGTACCAGTCAAGACATAGCCGTAAGTATTGGCTATTGTCTCAATGATCAAGGTGTCGGTAAGAGCATTCCAGTTATAAGCATCCTCTACTTGTCGTTTGGCATCATTAACCAACCTACCAACAAGTTTAGATAATACGTTTTCCTGAACGGTAGTTACTTCTGGTTCGCGCATACGCACCAGAATGTCATTAACAAGTTCAAGGTAAGTAGGCAAAGCCATTATAAGTAACTCCAATAAAGTATTTCAAATATGATCACCAGAGGGATCCAACGGGTCTAACACAGGTTCAAAGAACTTAACCACTGCTAACCTGTAGCCAGTTGATTCTTTGTGATGCCGTTTCAATCGACTTGTTACAGTCAACTCTTGTGGAATTTCCAGCAAGATGATGGTCATCACGAACCAGTTAACCAGTAGGTCAAGGATTAGACCAATCACCAAAGTAGGGTAGCCAAAGACCTTACCCAAGGTAGTCAGCTTGCCCATGTCTCGTACACGCTTGATGTTCATCACGGCGCAGTAAAAGACGTAGAGGCCATAGGTCAGGGCCAGAGCGGTGAGGAATACGTACAGGTATGTCATAAATTTGTCGCAGCCGTGAACAGCGCGTCCAGTTGAGTGTCAGACAACCCGAGTGCGGGGGCCAGTTGTGCAACCAGAGCGCTGTCACGCTTTACCGTTGGCGAAAACTCCCACTCAATATGCGCCGCTTTCCGGGAAGTCGGGTCGGCGATACCAGTGATGGCGGCGTCCACATTGTCCAGCAGTCCAGCATCTAGTAATGCGAGGCGTGCTTGACGCATCTGCACTTGGACTGGCGCTTGAGGCAGCTCGATATTCGGTGTTGGGACCACGACGCCCCCAACACCAACATCAGGAACCACGACTTCAGCCTCCTGCTCAAGCCAGTAAGCTACAGGGGCGTACATCTGGATGACGGCCTCAAGGCTTTCACCAACAAACGGCAGTCGCGCTCCGATGTGCATGGTCTGACGACCCTCGGATGTGTAGACCACCTCCATGCACCGGGCAGCTTCATCGACGCTGATAATTTCGTATGTGTATTCAATGCTCATGATGTTTCCTTAACCAACAGAACCAAGGCGAGTGCCTGTGGCAGTCCATGTGATGTTGCCGTTGCCAGATACGGCGTAGCCGCCTGAGCCGCCACCAAATACCGATGTTCCAGCTCCACCAGAACCCCAACCGCCGCCGCCGCCGCCGTTTTCTCCGAATCCGATGGAAACAACACCGCCACCAGCACCGCCGCCACCAGCTCCACTTACTGTGCCAGTCCCACCGGAACCTGCACCCCAGTCTCCACCGCCACCGCCACCGCCGCCGGATGAGTTTGCTGCTGCGGAACTTCGACCGCCGCCGCCGCCGCCGCCGGGGGTTCTGTAGTAGCTTTCGTTGTAATACTGGTTATAGGCATTGCCGCCACCGCCACCGCCACCGCCGCCAGCAATTGTTCCATTATTCTGGATTGTCACAGCGGAAGAAACAGACAGAGCACCGCCGCCTCCCGCGCCACCAGAACCGCCAACAATAGTAAATCCGCTAAAGCCTCGACCAGTGCCACCGTTGCCTCCCATGCCAACGATAAAGCCGTTATTGACAAGCTCCACGCCACCGGGGAATGAGCCGTTAACGGTCAAACCGGGAGTGCCAGTTCCGTTGCTGCTGACGTAGACGCCAGAGTTGATCGTGGCAATAACCTTGCTCGACTGGTTCCAGCCAGCATTGACAGCCAGCGTTCGCAAGTTGGCGTTTGTCTGGTTGCTGCTGATCGTGAACGAGAACTGGTTGGCTTTGCCGTAGCCCTGCGACATGCTGATCTGGCCGGAGGCCACACCAAACAACGTGCGGGTGGTCGCGTCGTTCAGGCTTCGTGTTGCAGTGGCCGAAACCCCAAGCTCCACGTTTACCTGCGATAGTGAAATTGCGCCGGATGCTGGAAGTGCCATGGCTTACACCGTCCCGTATGCAGTCACGTTGCCTGTGACGGTGAGGTTGCCTGACGCATCGAGCTTGGCTTTGTTCACGCCGCTGACTGAAAAGAAAAGAACACCGCCAGATTCAGTGACGTTCCAAGTGGTCAATCCAAGGTTTGCTCTGGCGACACCCGCAGCCATCTTTGCCGCTGTGATTGCAGCGTCGGCGATCTTTGCGGTGGTGACGTTTGCATCCGCAATGTTCGCCGCTCCCACTGCACCAGCCGCTGCGTTGAGTTTGGCTGCCAGCGCTGCATCCACCTCAGTCTTGGTGTAAGCATTGGTAATACCGTAACCAGCAATAGTAGTAGGAGTGCTTGTAACCTTACTCCAAGCCAATGATGTTAACCACGAAGGGTTAGCATATGTGTTGGTGTTATAGACAATGTTAGCAGGGTTGACTACAGCAGCACTAGCAGCAGCCGCATCGGCAGCATCGTCTGCCTGAGAAGCACTGGTAGCTGCATTCAGAGCATGGTACTTAGCTGAATACTCGCCACCAGCTACAGGACCAGAAGTCTTCGTAGCCCAATCCTGAGCAGAC